GCTGCGACAAACTGAAGAGAGGTTGAGGCTGGCCGGGGCTGTATCTGGTAGGGATTGAAGCACAGGACGCCGCGGGCAACAAGTCCGGGCTGTCGGTCGCGGTCTGGCTGCGGGTGGAATCGACGCTGCTGCGTAGGCCGCGGATGGTACGGATAACGCTAATTTAGATTGGTGTTAAAATGGTAACTTTTAGCATTGTAAACAAAGAAGACGCCCCAGAGGTAAGGAATAAATACAAATGGGAAAATATCTATCTTGAAGCATTGAATGTTGAATCTGACCAATGCTTGTTGATAGAATGCTCGGATAATAAAGAAAGGAGGTCTATTATAAGTGGGTTTAGGAATCAAAGTAACAACGGCTATTTTGATGATAAGGGTGTTTTGTTCATGCGGATCGCGAACCCTTATCCGGGCAACGAATTCAATGAAAAAAGAGTCATTGTAATTTCATTTAACGATGGAGTAAAAAATGGGAAATAAAATTAAACTTGGCGATGAAGTGAGACACAAAATCACGGGACTGATTGGCATTGTGGTCGCGGTGAGCACTTATCTTTTCAGTAGTTCCAGATATGCTGTATTGCCGTCGAATTTAGCGGGTGGCAAACAGCCCGAATGGGTTTGGTGTGATGACAGCGAACTTGTCGTTACGGTACCTTCAACCACTGAAGTACTTGCCGCTTTATTGGCAGAATAACCCCTGCCCCGGTCGGCTGCGACAAACTGAAGAGAGGTTGAGGCTGGCCGGGGCTTCCCCTTGGAGGTGAGAGATGCAACATGTTAGTGAAATGGGTGTGGCTGGAGTTTCGATTTGCGAAGATTTCATATTGAAACAGAAAAATGAAATCTTTGATCTTAAAAAAGAGCTGGCTGAAAAAGATATAATTATTGCCAAATTAAAACGAATGTTACTTGTCGAACAAATGGACCAAATTGGAATACACAAAACGCCTGACGAGTGTCCGACATGGATTGATATTTGTCATTGTACCGTATCAACTCTTATTTTTAATATAGATCGTGCTGAAAAAGCAGAGGCGCGCGTTAAAGAGCTGGAAGATAAAGTGTTGCGCTTAGGAACTGTTTTGGCAGAAAGTCAACACAAGGCATATGAAACAATTTTATATCTAAAGGGCTTAATTAAAAAACATAAAATCGGTGCTGTGGAATAAAGCGAAGGTTTATTTTATGGAAATATTAAACTACATAGCTATTTTTATTATTTCTCTATTCATCTCTTTTATGTTTTTTTTAAAAGTATTTATTTACCAAAGAGATCAGATACAAGGCTATGATCTTTGTAAAGAAGAACTTGAGGCTGCGCGTGAGCATATAGCCAAAATTAAGGAAAATGCACAAAATAAAAATATCATCTGCAATGAATGTGGTGATTATTTTGATGCAGAAGGTGGAATTTGTGAAGTGTGTGCATCGACAATGCGGAATAGTATTATCGATTTTAAAAATACTGTTGAGAAATATGAAGAAATGAAAAAACGCGTTTATGACTTTGCCAAAGTTTTACGCGCATGGAAATTTGGTACATGCGCCGATGAAGTTATTAATGAAATTATCACCGGCCCAGTAATACATGGCAAGAAAGATTAATTCCTCCGTCCGCGCCGGGTAATGCGCGGGTTTCCTCCCTGAACCCCCGTCCTGCGAGCACCAGGGCGGGGGGATATTAACCTAACCGTGAGGACGTGATGCAGTGGATGCTGATTGAATTATACATAGGCGCCGGGTTCTCGGAACACGAGGAGAATCCATACTATCACATCATGCGCTATGACAAAGAGCTATATCACTACCTTGCCATCGATACCGGGCTGCATGGGCTACCGTCCCGGGGGGTCAAATCCGTGACCTTGTTAAATGACCGCCGGCCGGAGGATCGGCTTGTGCTGTGGGCTGTCCGGGAGCACATCAAAATCCGAGACAACGACCGCACAGATCTCCAGTGTGAGCCGGGGGACACCACCATGCAGACCGCCGAGAAGAGCATAATCGTACAGGCTATGCTCAAGGCGGGCGGCATCCAGCGGGAAGCGGCTATCATCCTCGGCATCAGCCGGGGCAAGCTGCATCGGCGGCTGAAGAAATTTAATTTAATCGAGTTCTGTCCGCGCCTTTTGCAGGACGTTGGCATAAATGTTGCAAATGAGTAACATAAGGCACACGGGTGCGCAGAAACGAAATTAGGGTGATACAGTTGCAGACCGATGACAAAAATGACAGGCTTAAAAGATATACCGATAAAGATATTATTGACGCCTTGCATGATTCTGGGGGGCTGGTTGAAATAGCCGCCCGTAGCCTCGGGTGTGAGCCTAAAACAATATATCGCCGCCTAAAGAAAAGCGCCAAGGTGCGCGAGGCGATAGACAGCGAGCGGGAATATAGCGTTGACCTCGCAGAGCGCAACCTGAGAAAAGGGCTGCAAACAGGTGAACAATGGGCGACTATCCACACCCTGCGCTATCTCGGTTCAAAGCGCGGCTACATCGAAAAGCAGCAGGTCGAGCACGGCGGCAGCATCGCCGCCCCACAAACTTACGCCGAATGGGTGAAGATTGAGACAGAGCGCGCCAAAAAGTAATCCGCTTGAATACCGCGAGGACTGGAACGCATGGATCCGCGACGTGCTGAATGTCCGGCTTGACAGGCAGCAGCGCTGCATCGTCGAGAGCGTCCAGCACAACCGGCGCACCAGTGTGCGGTCAGGACATGCGCGGGGCAAGGACTTTCTGGCGGCTTGCGTCTCGCTGTGCTTCCTCTACAATTACTATCCGAGTAAGGTTATCAACACCGCCCCGACCGACCGGCAGGTCAAGGCCATTATGATGTCAGAGATCGGCAAGCTACGCAGCGGGGCGCGGCTGACGTTGGGCGGGGAAATGCTTACCGGATTAATCCGCATGGAGGCGGATGACTGGTTTTTGATCGGCTTCAAGGCGGGCGACAAGGCGACAGAGGCATGGACGGGCTTTCATTCGCCCAACATTCTTGTGGTAGTAACCGAAGCAAGCGGCATCGACCAGGTGACTTTTGACGCCATCGACGGCGTTTTGACCGGCTCACTGTCCCGGCTGCTTATCGTGTTCAACCCCAATCGTCCGTCCGGCGAATCCTACCAGAGCACGCGGTCGCCCCTGTATGCCAAACACAAATTAAGCTGCTTGAACGCCCCGAACGTCCGGGCGAAAAAGATACTGATTCCCGGCCAAGTCGATTATGAGTGGGTGGCTGAAAAGCTGCAAAAACCCGGATGGGTGACGCGCATCGACGAGGCTGAGGCCAATCCGGTGGAGTTTCATGATTTCCGTTTCGATGGAGTCTGGTATAGGCCGGGGGATCTGTTCCTGGTGAAGGTGATGGGCGAATTCCCGCGGGAGGGTGAAGATCAACTTATCCCGCTCTCCTGGATCGAGGCGGCTAACGAGCGTTGGGCGGACGCCGTTAAGCCGGATGTGCCGCTGCGGATGGGGTGCGATATTGCCGGCATGGGGCGGGACAGCACAGTATTTGCAGAGCGTTATGATAGTTACGTTGCACCGCTGTCTGTATATTCCAAGGCTGACCACATGGCAACGGCCGGCCGGATAAAGATTAAAACCGGCCTGTCTGGCACGGCGCTTGTAGATACCATTGGCGAAGGTGCCGGGGTTCATTCCCGTCTTTTAGAGATGGGAGTCCGGTCGCGCTCTGCAAAATTCAGTGAGTCAGCCGAAGGGCGCAGAGACGCAACAGGAGAGCGCGAGTTTTTAAACATGCGCGCCTGTTGTTACTGGGGGCTGCGTGATGCGCTGGACCCGAAATTTAACGCCACACTGGCGCTTCCCCTGGATGACGAACTGACCCAAGAGTTGACGGCGCTCAGGTGGACCGTAACCAGTAACGGTAAAATAAAGATAGATCCTAAAGATGAATTAAAAAAGAATATAGGCAGATCCCCGGACAAGGCTGACGCGGTTGCGCTGACTTTCTGGCCTGATAGCGGCGGGTGGGCTAACGTTACGACAAAGAGAACGAGGTGATAGATGGGATGGTTTAACAGGGGCAAGGCGGAGGCCGCGCTTCCGAAAGAGCGCGTTATTGCGGTTCGCCGCGCACAGACCAAAGACCCGTGGGAGCGTGAAATCATCGGCAGGCTGCAAGGATACATACCTTTGCGCGGTGATCTTGATTTGTACGATCTAATCCGGGAGCTTTCTCCGATTGCAGATGTCGCGGTGCTGAAATTGGTACGCCTGATCGGTGATTTCCGGCTTGATGCGCAGGGCAATACAGCCGCGCGAAAGGTGTTGGATGACACAAAAAAGAGCGTAAAGGTCGGCTGGTTTGACGGCGGGTTTTCGTCCTACATGAACCAGCTTTCAGACAGTGCCATCGCCAAGGGTTTCGGTATCGGTGAACTGGTGCCCGATGTGATGTTAAGGGGCATCGACCGGCTGAAAGTTGCGCGCGCTAACGATTTCCGTTTTATTGACAAGGACGGCCGTCTGGTATTGGGCCAGCTGGACAAGTATGGCTTCCGGCCGGTTGAGATGCAAAACCCAAGCCTGATACATTACCTTGCTTTTGATCTGCGGGACGGTCACCCGCAGGGCGTTTCGATGTACGCCTCAATCCCTTCCATCTTCAAGACACTCCTTCGCATCCAGCGCGCGATTGATTCAACTGTCTGGCGCATCGGGGATCCGACCTTTCTGGTTTTGCGAGAGGGCGGGGTAGGCGAGACAGCCTCAGACGTTTCGGCGTCTGTCGGCCGCTACCTCGATGACCTGCAGGATGTTATGGTGTCGCGCAAGGCTGGCGGGCTGGTTGATCTGGGTTTTGGCTATCCCAACGACGGCGACGCACAAATAACCGTCCTGGGCTCAGACGTGACTTTGCCGGACATGAGCAATAACATCAAATCAACCATGGAGCAGATCATTGCCAAGACAGGTCTGCCCCCGTTTATGTTCGGTCTGTCCTGGTCGACCACTGAGCGCATGGCCAAAGAACAGAGCGATATGCTCACCTCTGATATTTGGTCATGGCGCGCGCGGCTTGATCCGATCATCGAGCGCGTCTTTACCACTGCTTTAATCCTGGCCGGCATGAACGGGGTTAAATGGTCGCATGAATGGTATCCAGTCAACCTACAGGATGACCAAAAAACAGCACAGGCGCGGCACCTTAACGCCGCGGCACAGGAAAAAGAGATCAATGCGCGCTTGACTCTTCTGGATGCTGGACTTATCAATATTGACTCGTTCATTAGTTTTTTGGTCGAGCAAGGCATCGAATCAGAGGAGAGCATCAAAGCAGCTGGTGGATCTGAATCAATATCAAAGCGCTACATGGACGCCAAGGGCGTCAAGATCGCCCTGGCTATTGCTCGAGAGTCCGTATAATGGTCGACCTGCGCAAAGCGTCCATCATGGCTGGGCTTGTGCCGCCCGATGTGCAGGCCGCCATGTGCGGCTGCAGCGGTGAGCATAAAACCGTGTCGATCAGTCAGATGATCACATCGATGCGGCCTCACCGGTGGCGCGAGATGCGCGCCCTGCAAAAACGTACCTTCATCGAGATGATGGAGCTCACAACAAAATATGAGGAGCGCATCCTTAAAGCCCTGGGGCTGCCTGATATCAACACGGTACGGGCTTTTGCTTTAGGGCTGGCAGATGGAGAGCCGGGGGTGTTCCGGTTCGCCGGCGGGATGCAGGAGGTTGCGGAGCTGGTCAATAAGTGGATGTATGAGTTACTGGGCCCGGAGCTGTCTCAGCGCAAGACGCCGTTTGCAGACATGGATTTCACGCGGTTTAAATTCCTCTTCATCCGCTTCATGATGGAGGCTTTCGACATCGGCGCGCGGCGGGTGTACAATGACCTAAAGGCCCAGGTTGATGATGCCGGGATCCTGCTTTTCATCGCCGCAGACCCTAACCGCGACTATCTGCGCGCGATGCTACAGGAGGGTGCGAGCCGGATCACGACCGAGATTGCTGTAAACCGTCTGGACGAAGTACGCAAGGAGCTTGTGGCGATGGCCGCCAAAGGTGAATGGCCTATCAAAGTAGCGCGCAGGCTGCACGATATCATCGGCGAGGGCGCTGCATGGTATTGGCGCCGGATAGCGCAAAGCGAGGCCACGCTTGCGGTAAATCAGGCGTTTAACCACATGGCGCGGGACAATGGGGCTGGTTTCGAGGAGTGGGACGCCGGTCCAAACTGCTGCGTCATCTGCGCCTATCTGGACGGCAAAGCCTGGCGGGTTGGCGAAGGGCCTGAGCCTGTAACAAGTACGCATCCTCATTGCGGGTGCGCGCGCGTGGCGGTTTACAAAGCAGGCCGCCCGGTGCAAGACCGATGGTTTCGCCGTCCTCCGTATGGAGACGGGAACGGCTGGACACAGGATGAGCTGCAGGCGTTCCGCGAGGGTATCCAGACCACACGCAGAGACCAGTTTCCGCTTTCAGAGGTGCCAGAATAATGCCGCACTATAATTGCGCTGTCTGTGGTAACCGGGTAACCTACCCGGCGGGCGATGAGCGCCTGCATAAAGACATGCATTACGAGTGTGCGCTGTGCTACACAGTAATCAGCACGCGGCGCTTCGTGAAGTCATCAAATACAGCCATCTTCGGCCCGGCAGGCCCGGGGATCGGGGACTATATCTTTAAGCGGTTCCTTATGGATATGTTCGCCGTAGACAACCCGGATATGACAGTGATCGATATGATCGATCCGTGCACTGGCCCAAATTACAATGATGCTATTGTGTTTTGGGCTGACAACGCTGGCATCAAAAACACTCCTCCGCCCGGGGCATACCAGTACAAGCTTACCAACGAGGTGTTGTCATACGCGAGGCAAGGTTATTGCCCGGGCCTGTGGTTCGACAAGGAGCCGGTTGATATACCTTTCCGGCGCTACATTGTGCTTAATATGCGCAGTATAGAGCGCTGCGATGACAAAAACGTAACACCCTACGAGGCCGACCAGCTGGTCTGGTTTGCCGTTAACGCGGTTAATTTCCGCTACATCGACGGCGCGGTCATCGTCGGCAACGACGAAAAAGCCGAGGTTATGCGCCTACCTGACTGCATCCTTGACTTGCGCGGAAAGCTTACGCTTGGACAGTTGGCAGCTGTCTGCGGTGATGCCGTGGTCACGGTCGGCAAAGACAGTGGTATCTTGCATCTTGCGGCAGCGGCTGGCGGTTCCGTGGTGGGCTGGGGTTACCGATTGCGGCAGTGGTTCCCGATCGCGCCTCCCGGGCATGTCGTGGCGCACCTCGGAACTGAGTGTTTCGGGCAGCGTCTTTTTCATGACATTTTGAATATGATTGACCGCAAAGATCGTGAAGTGGCATGACATTTGCAATATTTTCGAACAACGAGAGGTAAATTATGGCGTCAAAAACATGTGAAATATGTGGAGCGCGGTTCAGTTACCCGCCCCACGAAAAGCCGGTTCATCTTTCCTGTAAGCCCGGGCACATGCCGGAATGGAAAAGCACTGTATCAGATCCTATAAACAATTATTTTCAGGACGGTGACACCGTGGAGGTTAAGAAGGATGCCGGAGAGCCCGAAGAAGGAACAGGCTTACAGCGTCGACGAGATCGGCGAAATACTAAAGCAGGTCGCAAAGAAGAAGATTAAGGCGACCGTTGAGCTTCGCCACGACGGGAGCGGCATGGACTTGTTTACCTTCTACTTCACCAAGATTCCGGCCGCTGACGTACTTTTGAAAGGTTAATATGCCGTTTACGATTTGCCCGATATGTGGCGAGAAAGTTTGTCATCCCAAGTACGGTTTTTTTTGCAGGCATGACTATGCGCGCAGAACAACCAGGGCGAAGGTGCTAAAAGAATCCTTGGCGCTCATCGAGGTGCTCGGTGATACCGACCCGGTGCATTGCGCCATAAAGAAAGCCTTTCGTGAAGCAGAAATATTCCAAGATGCAGCCGAACTGTTATGGCTGTTTGATGCAATAAAGGACATCGGCATTGTAAACGTGCTCGAAATTGGAGCATGGCAAGGCGGCACATCAATACTGTGGTCTGAGGCTTTCGGCGGCGAAGTTGTCTCCGTAGACATTGAGCCGAAAGAGCCCTATGCCGGTAATCGTGATAATCTAATCATCGGCGACAGTCACAGTAAAGAAACCTTGGCAAAGGTCTATGAGCGCCGCAGTTCTTTCGACATGGTTTTTATTGACGGCGACCACAGCCTCGAAAGCGTTACGGCTGATTATATGCTTTACGCGCCTTTTTGCCGTGACGGCGGCGTGATCGTCTTCCATGACATCGTTTGGGACAAGCCCACGGTGGGCGCATTTTTTGACTCGCTGCCAGGGCGCAAGGAATCATTTTCTACACATTTAGGCATTGGCGTACTGTTCAAATAGATCGTTTTTGACATATTAAATCTGCGGTAACCAAACAAACGGGCCGCTGCAATCAGGATAATCTACTCCCCTGGTTGTGGCGGCCTTTTTTATTTTGCAGGGAAACGACATGGTAAAAATGCACAGAGAGCTGGTATACGCCCGCCCGATGATCAAGGCGGTCGAAGCGACCACAGACGAATGGGACCTGATTAAGAGCTTTATGGTGCGGCCTAATGGATTCAAGGCTGAGGACGTGGCAACCTACAAGTTCCATCTGGCCCATAACTTTGTCGATCGCGACGAAGAGCGTTTCACAGCCGGCACTTTAAACCAGTTCGCAAAAACCATTGTGGGCAAGGAATTCTTAATTGCTCACAGTTGGGGGCCGCCAGGTGAGGGCAAGTTCTACGGGGCTGAGGTTGTGCAAGTTGACATCGATACGGCGCTCATGATCGCCGCCGATCATCCTGATCCTGAAGTTCTCCGGAAGCTATTGGAGAGGATCCAGGGCATCGACGGTACCATCGCCATGCTTGACGTCAAAATGTACATGCTGGCCGAATCTCCGTGGGCGAGAAAAATGGACGCCGGCATCAATACCCATGTCTCAATAGGATTCAAGGCGCCGCGAGCGCAGGAAGTAACCGACGAAGACGGGAAACTCCTGTGGCGTGAGTACCGCTTCCAGGGAAATACCAAGGTTAAGACCGAAGCCCTCGAGGGGTCACTCGTGTTTCTTGGCTCGCAATACGGCGCAGGCACCACAAAATCACCCGATGAAGGAGATTCCGAAATGATCAAACTGAAGTTGTTTGGCAAAGAGTTCGAGCTTGACAGCGAGAACCCTGACAGCATGAAGGCGGTGACTGAAGCGGCAGATCAGGAGCTTGCAAAGGTCGCTGATGCGCAGGGTAAAATCGAGGCTGCCACGAACGAGCTGAAAGAGATCAAGGTAGCGCTCGGCGGTGAGCAGGTGACCAAAGAGAAGGCCGCAGAGATCGCAAAACAGGCCCAGGAGTATTATGACGGCCTGGTCGAGGAAACATTGAAATACGGTCAACTGTGCGGCCTGGTAGAGGCCAGTGCGGTTGAAGAGCGCCGGGCAGCACTGAAGACGCAGAGCATCGCGCAGATCAAGGAACGGCTGGAGGAATACCAGAAGGTATACAAGGAGAAAAACCCGCAGACCGGCGTCCTCCCGGACAATAACGGCGGCGCGCCCAAGCAAGTCAAAGAAATCCCTGGCGGTCACGCCTGGTAAGTCAATAACCAAAGAAGCAGGAGATTCATAACATGGCTAACACAGCAAGAGTTTTGGGCGGCGGCGACGTCGGTGAACCCCTCAAGCTAAATGTTCAGGCTGATGCAACCCTGAAAGCTGCGATCGATGCATTTGTCGCGGCCGGCACGGTTGTCGAGGGTCACTTCGTCAAATTCAGCGATGCCGCAAATTATCAGGTGAGCCTCCAGGCGAACCATGAAGCGCCGTCGATGGTTATCACCTCATGGCGCGAAAACAAGGCCGATAGCACCTATGACCTTGGCGTCGAGGTGCTGCAGGATTGCGTCAAAACCCTGAAGTATCGCACAGGCACATCGATGACTCTCGGCAAAAATGTCTGGGTTGAAGGTTCGGATTATCTGTATGTCGAAAACGATAATTCGGCAACGACCGGTAGAGTCATTTCTATCAACACCACCAGAGAAACCGTCGATTGCCTCTTCGCGTAATCGACCGCACAAACCGACAAAAAGGAGTATTTGAGATGAGCAACAAACTGAAACTTGAAGCCGGGATGTACGACGAGGCGAAGAAGGCAGGCGTCCCGTTCGGTCTCTGGCTTGAAGACTATCGCGTTGAGAAAGGTCTGGATCCGACACCGTACAAGGGCCTTTCCAACTTCGAGCGTGTCATGATGAAAGCCCAGTTCGAAGCGCAGGGCAAAAGCATCCCCATGGATGCCTATGAGCTGACCCTGCAAGAGTATGGTATCCGGGCTTTCGGAAACTATACCGACCGCGTGGAAAAGTTTTTCCAGATGTCCGACACCGCGGTGTTGTTCCCCGAGTTCGTCGATCGCGTGATTCACGCGCAGGCCATTCGCACCTCCCTGGTGCCGCAGATGGTCAGCAACATCGTGGTTGTCAAGGGTTTCGAGTACAAGAAATTGTACATGTCCGAAGGCGAATCCGACC